GCGCACCCGCTCGGTCATCGGTCCGCCGGAGGACGCCCACCCGGCGCCGTACGCCTCACGGGCGGCCTGCGCGTGCGGGTTCGGTGCGGTCTTGGGCGGGGTGAACGGCAGGTCGATGCGCCGCTCGCCGTGCACGACGGAGAGGGCGTCGAAGCGTACGGGCAGCGGCTCGAGCCGGTCGATCGGTGAGGGGTCGCCCGGGTCCACGTAGCTGATCGTCAGATGCGGGCAGTAGCCGTGCTCGGACGGCAGCGCCACGCCGTGCTCGCGCAGCCCGTCCACGGCGTCACGGCGCAGGGTTTCGATCGCCGGGGAGTCGGCCAGGGCGACGACGACATCCTGTTCGCCGCCGGTGAAGCGGGCGTGCCCGGAGATCTGGGCGTCGATCGGGTCGCGTGCGATGCACTGGGCCGCCGCGGCGATCAGGTCGGCGAGGTCCACGTCGGCCGCGGTGCCTACGTACGCGACCGTGAGGTGCATCTTCTCGGGGAGCAGTCCGTTATCGGCCGCGAGTTGCTCGGCGACCTCGGGCGGCGGGTAGCAGGCGAGCATCGCGGACCCGGAGTAGTCGGGCTCGTCGGCCACGGCGCCCCCGTCCGGTCAGCCGATCACCTTGCGCAGGAACGGGAACGCGTCCGTGGCCCGCAGCGGGTGGCCCGGTTCGGTCTCGGGCTCCTCGGCGACGGTCTCCACGCCGTCGTCCAGGTCCCCGTCGCCGTCCCCGACCGGCGGGGCGGGCGCCGGCTCGTCGTCGCTCACCGGCGCGATTCCGTCAGCTCGGGCAACTCGCGCAGCGCCTCGCGGAACCGCTTGCGGTACTGGTGCATCCACCGCTCCGGCACCGGCGTGCCCGGCTCGGGATCCTCGTCTTGCGGCTCGACCGGTTCGCCGTTGGGGGGCTGCTCACCGGCCGCCACCGCCGGGGCGCCCTTGGAGGCGACCATCGCCTTGCTCATCGCCGCGATGTCCGCCCACAGCAGGATGTTCTGCCGGTCCACCAGCACCGCGTCGTCGCCGCCCTCGACCGGCGGCTCGCCGATCTCCGCGCGGTACCGGTTTAGCAGCCAGGAGCCGTTGCGCAGGCGCATGTCGCGGATCGTCTCCACGATCTGCGACGAGCGGTAGTCCACGTCCTGGAACTTCGCGTGCCAGTCCTCGATGCCGAAGCCCTGGACCACGATGTGGAAGTTGATTTTCTCCAGGACGATCGCCGCGATCGGGTCGCACGTGTCGATCTGGTACGTCTTGTCCTGCGCCTCGCCCGACCCGGACCCGAGGTTCCCGGACTCGATGATCCCGACCTTCGCGGGCGGCACCCCGTAGGTGGAGACGATCTCGTCGCGGGCCTGATCCTTGAACAACACCACGTCCTGGATGCGCCCGGTCTGCAGCTCCTTGACGATCGCGCCACCGCGCGTGCCCAGCGGCCGGCCCAGGTTCTTGGGGCCGACGTTCTGCTGCATGTACTGCGCATACCACTTGTTGATCTCGGTCTGCGGCATTCCGGCCGGGAAGTCCACGTGCACCGTCGGCGGCTGGCCCTTGCGGAACTGCTCCTTGCCGTTGGACGCCGCGAACAGCCACTGCGTGATCGGCAGCAGCGCGGCCTGCGTCGGGGAGACCCCCCACGGTCCGCCGCGCGGCGCGTCGAGGCTGATGTGGATGACCTCGCGCGGCTCGAACTCGGCCCGCTGCCCGAAATCCGTGAGCTGCACGTACTTCGAGACGGCGCCGTGCTCATCGGCCTGCGGCATCATCGACGGGGAGTCCAGGTTGTACAGCGCGACCGGCAGCGTCCCGATCCACACGACCTCGATAAAGGCATCCCCGAAGACGAGCAGGTCGATGATGACCTTGCGCATCAGTTGCCTGATGTCGTCCTTCGGGTTGCAGTACTTGAACAGCCGCTCCAGCGCCAGGACGTTCTCCGGCTTGTCCGGGACGTCCTGGTCGCCCTCGCCGTCGTCGCCGTCCCAGTCGGTGACCAGGCCCCCGGCCGTCACGGTGCGGGCGATGGCGTTGACGCAGGCCCACGACCACGGGCACGTGGTGTACATGTCGTAGAGCTCGCGCATCAGCGTGCGCCGGTCGGTGGCGGTGGCCTGCCCGAGTCCCTGGTGGTATTCGCTCAGGCCGCCGGGCGGCACTCCATATTCGAAGCCTGAGCGCTCCGGGGCCTTCGCGGGCAGTGCGCGCGTGCTCTCCGCGAACGGTTCGGGCGTACGCCGGAACGCGTTGCGCAGCCGGGAGGCGAGAGGCACGGGGACCTCCAGGCTCCTGGCGCGGGCCGGTCAGGCGAACGGGGAGACCTGGGTGGCGCCGCGCACGGGGCCTTCGTCGTCCTGCGCGCGCCACGCGGGGACCGGTTCGTCGTCGCGGGGCCGGTAGGCGAAGCGGCCGATCGTTGGCAGCGGCGCGATCTGGCTGGTGGTGTCCACGTGCTCGGGCAGCGTGAGGAACTGCGCCCCGCCGCCGACCGCCATGATCAAATATCTCGCGCTGTCGTACCAGTGATCGGGCGCGTCGGTGTCCACGTCTTCCGGGCGCTTCGGATCCCGCGGCAGTTCGTCCATCGTGCGCAGCAGGTCCGGGCACGCACCGTCCAGGACGTGCAGCATCGGGCACGTATCCCAGCCGAGCGAGCGGTGGTGCGGGCACGCGGGCGCCTCGGCGAGATAGGTGTGCATGCGTGACTTGCCGCCGAGCCGGTCGTTGTCCGCCTTGGCCAGCGCGAGCCCTTCGAGCGCCATCTGGTCGGCGGGCGGCAGCGCGGAGCCGACCTTGCCCCACATCGCCGGATCCGCAGCGCTGGCCACCGGGTGCGGCCCCTGTCGGGCGGCCAGGATCCGCCGGGCCTGCTCGCGCTCCGGGGTCTGCACCATAGACAGTTCCCGGTAGAACCACAGGCGCCCGTCGCCGTCGCGGCCGGCCGCCAGGTACACCGACGGCGCAGCCCACCCGTAGTCCAGGCCCTCGTAGCGCTGCCACGAGTCCGGGAGCGTGAACGGTGGCACGAGGACCCGGTCGCGCTTGAAGTCGGGAAACGCCGCGTCGGGCATGGCCGACCAGTCTCCGTCCTTGATGCGCGCGCGCAGATCCGGATCGGTGATGCCCTCAAGGGTCTTGTCGTAGTCGCCGACATACGGGTTGTCGCTGGACTTGGCGGGGATGAAGATGCGCCGGCGCCCGGCCCCGTCGGTGACCTCCCGTGCGCCGTGGTCGGTGGCGTCCACGTACCCGGATTTGACGACGCCGTGCCCGATGTGTCCTGGGTTGCTGGCCGAGCGTACGCCGAGGCACGGCACGCCGCGCACCCCGGAACGGATGCGGGTGTAGAGGAAGTCCACGACGTCCGGAGGGATGGTGGTGCGCTCGTCGAGCAGCAGCAGGTTGATCTCCGCCGAGGACAGGGACGCGGCTTCCTCGGGGTTCTTGGCGTGCGCGAACGTCAGGACGCTACCGCTGTCGTACGGCGGGAACCGCAACTCGTACTTGGAGGCGTTCCAGCGGCCGCCGAGCGACTTGGCGTAGCCGTAGCGGGCCAGGGTGCGCAGCACCGACTGGTTGAGCTCTGGGAACGACTTGCGGAACCAGAACGACTGCAGACCCGGGTAACGCACGCTTGCACGGATCGCATAGGCGAGCAGACTCCAACTTTTCCCCCCGCCTCCAGCGCCGCCATACAGCAGGTCCATGTCCTCGTCGGGCAGCGCGAGGAAGCGCTCCTGCGGACATTCGCCACACGGGGCCGGCAGGTGCGCCTCGGGGACGCCTGCGAGCCGGTCCGTGACGCGCGGCTTGCAGACGGGCTCGAATCCGAGCTTCCCGAACACGTCGGGGTCCTCGAACTCGCGGGCGGCGTACTCGGCCCAGTCCAGGGCGGCGGACACGGCGCCCCCCGTGTCAGTTCAGCAGGGCGAGCGAGCGCAGATGTTGTGGCACGACGGCGCCCACGAGCGCCTGCTGGGCGGCGGTCAGCTTGAGGTCGGCGAGGATCGCCCGGATCGCGTTGGCGACCATGGCGCCCTGTGTCTCCGCGAGTTTGACGCGCCGGTCCTCGATGCCGACCCGGATCGCGTCCGCGGACACCTTCGCCAGGTGTGCGCGTTCATCCCGGTACAGCTTGAGCCACACGTGCACGGCGGCTTCGCGGGTGGTGCCGCGGTCCTCGCCGCCTTCTTTGACGCGGGTGACGCCCCAGATCAGGTCGCCGGGGTCCAGTTCGCGGACCTGCTGCTCGAGCCAGGCCACATGCCCGGCGGTGCGGTGTACTTCGGCGAGGATCGCCTGCTCGGGGGTGATCTCGATCGGCAGCCCGTAGGTGTCCACCATCGCCCTCGCCTTCTTCAGGGTGTCGCGCTCCTTGGCCTTGGCGCGCACCTGGGGCGCCCCGCCGCCGTGGTGGGCGCAGACGGCGGCGCCGGCGACCGCCCGCATCCGGCAGCCCTCGCCGGTCTCCTTGTTGGTGCCGGCGCAGCGCACCTCGTCGGGCGGCAGCGGCTTGCGCTTGTCGCCGTCGGGGGTGTGCGCGGAGCAGGTCTGCCCGCCGCCGTAGAGGGTGTTCTTGCAGGGGCGCCCGGTGATGGGCCACGTGCCGTTGCAGTGCGGTTGCCCGGGGCTCGCGTGGCTCACGGCGTCGGCACGTCGACCGGTACGGCGCGCAGTTCGACCACTTCGTGCCCGTGCCCGTCGTCGGGCGTGGTCACGTAGTCGAACAGCAGCGCAGGCCGGTTGTCCTGCGTAAACCCGGAGCGGAACTGCCCGCGCACCAGGGCTCGGTCAATGCCGTGCCTGGCGAGGAACGCGACCGCGTCGATCAGCATCGCCGGGTCGATGCCGGGACCGGACAGGTCGGGGAACGGCGTGGCGTCGGCCGGTCCGCGCGGGGCCCGGACCGGCGCCTGGTCGTCGCCGGTGCACCGACAGTTCGCCGGGTCGCAGTCCTCGCGGTGCGCGTGCCGGCAGGTCTCGGCGACCGGTTGTGCGGCGGTGCGGGAGGGGTGCGGGTGGATGCGCTCGGAGCCGTCGGCCTTGACGCAGTTGATTCCGGGCTGCGCATTGCAGGTTGGGCATGGCACCGGGTCGGCGCCGGGGTGCACGCAGAACGGGCCCGGGGCGCAGTCCCCGCACGTGAACACGGCCTTGGTCGCGTATCCGTCGACCGGCCGCAGCCCTTCGGGCAGCGCGTCGTACTCGGCCCGGGTCAGGTGCTGCTGGTGCTGGGCTTCCACGGGCTGCCCGCACGCGCACAGGTCGGTGGCCGCCATCTCTCGCCCCCTAGTCCAGGGTCCATTGCGCGGAGGGCAGTACGACGCCGTCGATCTCGATCCACTGGCCCGGTCCGAGGCGCACCGCTATCAGCGGCAGCACGCCGGACGCCTGGCTGTAGACGGTGGTCATCGTGGGCGCGGACGCCCCGCCGGCCAGTTGGCTGACCTTGACCGCGGTGACGGTGCCCCCGGTCAGCACGATGGTGGCAGCCCGGTAGTAGGTGTTGATCGAGGCGACGTTGATGGTCAGGGTGAGGCCCGCGACCGGCCCGGGCGCGATCGTCTCCTTGACCAGGCGCAGCCCCGTGGCGAACGTGAACGTCGGCGTGGACGGGGAACCGGTCAGGCGTACCTCGCCCGAGAGCGCCTGGAGGTTGGCGGCGATGTTGGTGTTGCCTCGCACCTGCACGCTGCCCTCGGTGTCCAGGACGCCGTGCACGTACGGGCCGATCCCGGCCGCCCCGGCGCCCCACACGACCAGGTGGTAGGAGCACGCCTCCACGCAGATCCGCCGTCGCCGTAGTTCCCGGCCACCCCGACGCCGCCCCAGCAGTACAGGACGGTGTTGACCCCGACGCAGGCGGTGTGTTCGGTCAGCAGCGGACCGTAGGTGTAGCCGCCGTTCCACACGCAGTCTTCGACGCGGTTGGAGGCGTTGTTGCCTGCGGACGGCATGAGGCCGCCGAGGCTGGCGCCCCCGGAGAAGGTGGCGGGGTTGGCGAAGTCGGTGTTGCCGCCGGATCCGCCGCCGCCGGTGTAGTACTGCACGACGCCACTGGTACCGAAGGAGCAGCGCTCCAGGTGCGCGCGGGCTTGCCCGTGGAAGTTGAACGGGCAGTAGGACCAGCCGGACGCACTGTGCACGTTCATGATCGAGACGTTGCGCAGGACGATCGTGACGTTGTTGTAGACGGGGTTCGTGCCGGTGACGCCGTACCCGAACTTGCCGGTCGGTCCGCCCAGGCAGGACGGGTTGCCGCCGTTGGCGATCGAGTGCGGGTCGGTGGTGGCCTGCGCCGCCTGGGAGGCGAACACGCCCGTGGAGAACAGGGTGGCGCCGGTGAAGGTCGGATAGTCCTGGTTCCAGTGCCGCGTCAGGCCCGCGTCGGTCGGGCCGACGATCTCCAGGGTCTGGCTGGGCAGCCGGTCGGAGTGCACGCCGATGGTGAGCTGGCTGTTGTAGACGGCGTTGACGCCGTCGGTGTTCTTCAGCGGCCCGGCGATCATGTAGCCGAAGCCGCCGGGCGCGTAGGGCAGCACGACCTGCGCCACGGCGCCGAGCGGGGAGCGGTACGCCTGCGCGGCGTCAATCGCGGACTGCACGTGCGCGGTGTCGTCGCTGCCCCACACGGCCTGTAGGCCGGTTCCGGCCGAGACGGTGGCCGCGGCCGCCAGGGTGACCTGGGTGGCGGACTGGTAGCTGGCGATGGTGGTGACCAGGGTGGTGACGCCGCTGGTCAGTGCGCCTTTGACGGCGATCGTCTTGCCGACGTCCCCGGCGGTGAACAGTCCGGATGCGGAGGTCAGGACGGCGGAGGCGTTCATCGCGCCGTCCACGACGCAGTTCAGGTCTCCGGCCGCGCCGTATCTGGCGACCGAGAACTGCCAGGGCTGTAGCGGGTGCACGTGCCCGGAGTCGACGGTGTGGCCGTTGGCGCCGAGCGCTGCGACCCCTGCGGGCTGGAGTTTGGTGGCGTCGCTCTCGTAGCCGACGCCGATGGCGGCAGGGGTGACGGGGTCGCTGCCCGCGCTGTCGTGTGTGGAGGCGTGCGCGGTGGGGGTGCGCGCGTTCGTGGTGGTGGCGTCGTTGGCCGACAGGGCGTTGCCCGCGCCGGAGCCTGCCGCGCCGACCAGCGGGATCTGCCCGAAGGCGGCGCCGTCGGTGGCGGTGGTGCCGTTGGCGAGCCCGGTGACCTTGTGGGCGCCCATGGCGAGCGGCCCGGTCAGTGCGCCGCCGGTCAGCGGCAGGTAGGTGGCTGCGGCGTTGGCTTCGGCTGCGGCGAGCGCGGTGCCGGCTGCTCCGGCTGCGTCGAACGCGCTGCTCGCCTGGGTGGCGGCGGAGCCGAGTCCGAGGCTGGTTCGGGCCGTTCCCGCGTTGGCCACGTCAGACAGGTTGTTCGCGGCGGCGAGCAGGTTCGCGGCTTGCCCGGCGGTCAGGTGCCCGGAGCCGTCGAGGGTGGCGATACCGCTCGCGGCGCCTTCGGCGGACAGCGGCACATAGGTGGCGGCTGCGCTGGACTGCGCCGAGGCGAGGGCTGCCGCCGCCGCGCCCGAGGCGTCGAACGCGGTGGCTGGCTGTGTCGCGGCGCTGCCGAGGCCGAGTTGGGTGCGGGCGCCGGGAGCGTCGGCGGCGTTGGTGCCGCCTTGGGCGAGCGGCAGCGGGCTGGCCAGGTG